TCACTTCGGGTATGGCTGAACCCTGAATAGTTTGGTGTTTAGGCGCTTTCTTGCACGCTTGTTCAGGAATCTGATGTAGCGATATTGATTAAATTTGTGTACCACGGCCCGTTCCTTATTAGCCCGCAAATACTCGCCTCGTTGACCTCCGCGCTTAATCGCGTTCATCGCTATCTCGTGATACCACTCGCCGTCCAGTTCGTAGAATGTGCTTTCATGGCTGCCAATAAAATCAAAATTCGACGCCTGATATACCACGCCAGCACGCCCGCAGCGTTCGTCTGCAAAGGACTGAACCCACTCCACTGACGGATACAGTAACCTGATGGTTTTCAGCGCGTAGCTGATGGCCCGTGATTCAGAATTGCGGGGCATGTCGTCGTGTAACCACATGCGGTTCAGTTCCATGTAACCCCGGTTATCTGTTTCAAGCACGACACGACGCCCTGAGTTGGGATTAAGGGCATATCCCCACTGAAGAACGCCAACCAGATCACGTCCGCTGAATACGCCCAGATGCAGGTAGGAGTTATTCACAAAACGGCGGGAATAATGCTTTGTCTGAATGATTGTGCGGGCCAGCCAGCAGGATATGGTTTCAACGCGCAACTCCTTTGAACCATAGCCGACAATCCGGCCTTCATACTCAATAACGCAGGGTTTTGTCAGAATGCGTGATTTCTTCTCTTTTCCCACAATACAGCTCCGTGGGATGCTCTTTGGCATTCGATATGACAATGTAACGTTTACAGCGAGGGCATTTAATTTCTATATGCTTAAAACCTCCTTTAAACAGTAACTTATTGCAGTTTTTACAGCGAACAGAGTCCATGATTCCCCCTGTGTAATAACCAGATACGACCACCCGGAGGGCTGGGGATATTTAACCACACATGATGTAAAACGACGATCGATATGATGGTATCGATCGTCATAATCTATACAAAACGCTTAATTATTAACCTTTTTTGAGTCAGCTTTCTGCGGCACTCTGAGAAAGAGGCTCTGCTATCAGGGACAGCAGTCTCTCTGTCTGTTTTCTGTTTTCGAGGGTAATTGCGCAATCCCGTTTCACCTCCTCTGCATATAATCTGACACTTTCCGCACTTTTTTGTATCTGCATTGCAATCTCTTCGAACTTTTTAAGAGATTCAGGGCGCAAATCTGCCTCTGTCACCGACAAAAAATCGTTAAGCGAACCGTCCTGTGAATCTTCATAAACACGAATGACACCGATTTCTGAAAGGCGTTGTGTACTCTGTGTCAGGCGAACGCTGTACACGCCCGGCATGACGGGGAAGTCGTACTCCCCGCTCTGTGTAGTGACGTGGCTGAAAACACCTTTCAGAATCCCTGCACGGTTGTGCAGGGAGGTCAGCGTGATGGTTGTGCTGCCCAGCGGTTCTCCTGTGGGCGTTTTAATCACACCTTTAAGCTGCGGCATCGGGATGCTCCGGCCAGCTGATGGCATTAAGGGAGGCTTCATCAGTAACGGCGCTTAAATCCAGCGCTTTTACCGCTTTGATATACGCCATCCACTGCGCAAGACGAGCTTTGTCGTCATCACTGATGACGCCCAGCTCCAGCTCGGTTTTCCAGTCGGAGGTGACGTCCTTTGCTTCAGTCAGCAGATGCTGGCGTTGTTTTTCTGCCAGTTGCGAATAATCAACAGGAACCGGCAGCACTTCGCCGTCTTTGTAATACCAACTGGCTTCAATGCCAAAACCTTCCGGCAGTTCATCAACTTCCACAATGGTGAAACCTGTCGGATAAAGACGGGACACGTCTTCCGCCATTGAATAAATCACGCCGCTTTCAGGGTGAATGCACAATTTGTATCTCTTCGTGAATTTGTCCATGGATTCATAAAAATCCTGTCCGTCTTCACTGCGGAAATACTGAATGCCTTCACCATAAGGCATATCTTCAGGGTGGTAACGTGTAACATTTCTGAGTTCCATTATTTTCTCCTTAATTAACCAGAGATAGTGCGCCATGCGCCATTAATATAAATTTGCACTGGTTTATACTTGATGAACTCCATTTTTTCGCCGCCATCAACAAAGGTGACCACGCAGCCTGTCGGAGCCTGATATCCGCCCTGAACCTGAGCCCCCAACTGAACATTCTGAATGTACCGGGCATCAGCTGTTGACTGACTCATTCCTGCAGGAATCGTGATATCGCCACTGCCATCAAACAGCACATTGTTAATCCTGCGGGCCGTCTGAAGCCGGGTTGCCGTTCCGGCGTTGCCGCTGATGTTGTTGATGGTGATATCCGAAGTCAGGGGCATGTTGTTGACCCTGCGGGTATTCGGTACGGCACGACTGGCTTTATCTACCGTGTCACGTAACGAAAGCGCATCTATAAATTCACCGGCCGTGGTTTTACCAAGAATACCGCGCACAAACGCACTGAGTGGCGTTAATGACATTGTGTCTTCGCCCGTAAAATACGGGAACGTATTATTCTGACCGGTTAATCCGGCAATAGCCCCGGCTGAACCACTGTTAGTGATAAACAGCTTTTTCAGCGCCGTCATAATCTGGTTGGTCGTGTTTTTGTCCGGTTTGATATTTGCCTGCCGGAGAATTTCCAGCATTTCGGACTGCACGATATTAAACCAGTCCGGCCCCGGATACGTGGGTGGAATACCGTTCCCTCCTTCGGTGAAATAAAGCGTCGTTTTACTGTATTCAGCCGCGACGGGCGGCATGACCGGCACGCCAGTATTATTATCAATGTGAAACATATCTGATTATTTCTCCTGATATTGTGTATACAGAGATATTTATTATTCAGTGGCGCTCCTTGCCTGATTAAACAACTCCGCTGTAAAAGTCAGCTCACCCTTAGCGAAGGGAGTGCTCCCTCCTGGTTGGGTCATAAAACTCTGTGAGACAGTCGTCCAGCTGTTTGTGTCGCTTTGTACGCCATTCTCTGTAATCGTTGCACCTGCATGGCTGCCATTTTTCACTTTCCAGGCCAGGCAGTTATTGGGGGCATCAGCACCGCGGTAAGTGACCGAGGCCATAACAGCCACAACATCACTGTTGCTGTTATCCACCGCATCAAACGTGGCCTGTGCTGCATTCAGGGACGGCGAGAGCATCAGATATCCGGCCTCGCTGTCAGAGGTGTTCAGCCCCGTGACAATATCTTTATTCAGTGAGTTTTTGGCGCTTCCACCGGTAAATGCCGTTACCGGGCTGTATCTGACCTCAATGCTTCCGAGCAGGGCGGGTTCTGCACTATTATTTCTACCGTATGTCACTGTTCCACAGTACATATCACCCAGCATTAACGTGCCGGATGCACCCGATGAAAAAATATTGTCACCACTACCAATACTCACCTGAATTTTGTCAGTCCGGTCATCTGATACATAAAACGATGCATTTCCAGCTAATGAGCGGTTGCAGTACAGACTGGCTGAGACATAGCCGTTTTCGTTTCGCGTTGCGAAAATTTCATAGTAATAACTGGCTGCTTCATCAGGATACGGGGTTGTAAATGAATAGCCATTAATCCTGATGTGGGATGGCGAAGATGAATATTTCTTTCCCGCACTTAATGTCAG